TTTTGAGAAAATCGAACATCAATGCTTAATGATAAATAGGAAATTCAAGGCTGAACGCTGCTTTCGCAGCGTGGAAAGGTACCTTTCGGTGGCCTCTCGAAAAATCGTTCAGATTCTTGGACCCTTCACTTATCAAAAAGTGTTGTCGGATTGTGATTGGGGCAACGGTGCTACTTCATCTTTGCAGATGAAGAATGCTACGTTGGATAATAAAATTCTCGAACGTCAGATGTCTGTAACTCCTTCCTGTTTGAAATATGCGAAAGCATATCTTGAACTGGATCTCCATTGGGCTCGAGCTAGATTTGGTACTGATGTACTAGGTCCAGCTTGTTATACTAATGGTGAGTTTGCTATCGTCGAAGATGGACGCTTTGCGACTGTACCGAAGACGGTAAAGTCACTAAGATCTATCGATATACAACCTACACTTAATCTGTTTTTTCAGAAAGGTGTTGGTAAATATATTAGACGACGGCTACAGGCATGTGGAATCGACTTGGATGATCAATCCAGGAATCAATCACTTGCATCTGTTGCCTTCTCTAGGCAATATGCAACGATTGATTTGGCGTCAGCTAGTGATTCCATTTCTTCGTCAGTCGTTGAAACTCTACTACCCTACGATTGGTTTGAATATTTAAATGATATTCGCACTAAATCCATAAAGGTCGATGGGGTCTCTCAAAAGTTGAACAAGTTCTCAGCAATGGGAAATGGTTTTACTTTTGAATTAGAGTCACTAATCTTCTACGCAGTTTGTTTTGCTGTGAGGGAGATCGATGGCTCTAGTGACGATGTAATCTCTGTTTATGGGGATGACATCATTGTATCTCAACTGATTGCTGGTCGTGTAATCCACGTCCTGCAGCAATTAGGTTTTATCATTAATACCGATAAAACTTTTACTGAAGGATCTTTTTATGAAAGTTGTGGAAAACATTTCTTCAAGAACATTGAAGTTACGCCAGTTTATCAAAAAGAGAGTTGTCAAGATATTCCTTCTTTGTTACGCGCTGCTAATCGCCTTCTTAGGCTATCAGCTGTGCTTGGCAGGGGAGTGTACCTTGATCAAAGATGTCAGCGGGCTCGTCACGTCTTTATTAAGCATCTGACGTTTACCGGTGTACGTATACCTCGTGGCCCAATTTGGGTCGAAGGTGACGGGTTTCTAAAGGATCCTTATTATCTACCAAAAGTGGATAATAACGGAATCTTTTATATGCCCGAATACATCGTTAAGCAGAAGATGCGTAAGTTGAGATGTGATAGCCCCTTACTCGCTACAACATTAAGAAAAAGTGTTGTGGTTAAATCTCCTTATAATGGTAATGTTGCTGTTATAGGGAAAACGAAGTACG